TTTCACAAGATTAGTCATACCAGTTCCTAGTTTGTAAACACTTTGAAGTTGTTTGTCTGTAAATTTTAATAATGTAGCTTCTAATTTTACTCGCTGAACTGCAGCTTTTCCAACATCTTCATCAACTTTTAAACCAGTTTCTTTTGAGTTTATATGAGACTTTCCAACTTCTGTTATTTTTGTTTGAATATCTAGAGTTTTAAATAAACCACTATTAACTTCATCTTCAAGTTTTGCTAATTTTGTCATACTATCAAGTAAGTCTTTAGCTATATTTTGAGACTCTTTACTAGGTCTACCCATTTTGGTTTTTGGTGCCATAAATTTCCTATTTTTTGTGTGGTTTTAGAATATTAAATTATCTATTTTTTATGTGTGAAAAATAGTCTTTGACTTTTTTTTCTCTTTCTTTTGGACTCATTTTATCCAACACATTTTTTCTATAATCTTGTGCTATTTTAGCAGATTTATCCATAGCTTTTGCTAATTCTGGGTCTTGTTTTCTGATTTTTTTCATAGACGCAGATTTGTTTTGGTCAAATGCTTTTTTGAACACTTTTTGTAAAAAGTTGTCTAATTTACTTTCTGATATGTATTTGTATTTTGCCATAAGATTTTTCTTTCAGTAATAAATATAAAGAAGTTAGGTTTTTGTGTTAGGATTTGTGTTATAACTTGAGTTGGCTTTATTGTAAGCCTTTTGTTCTTCTTGGTACTCTTTTACTAATCGTTTAAAATAAAATTGTCGTAGATAAACGGGTAGGTTGTAGATTTCTGAAAAAGTAAATCCACCTTTTGAATAAAAGATTATTTGAAAAATTTGTTCGTGAATATCTCGTTTATATTCGGGACTCAGGCCAAAAAAACCCAACGGTAATAGGAACCGTCGCTGTCTCCTTTCCACCTTGACTATTTTGAACTTCTGTTCTAAAGTCGATGGTAGGTGTAATGGATGTGACGTGTTTTCTGAACGCTAATGAATCAACTGATAAAAATTCATTATCAACAAAGTTATTGATAAATTTTCTATCTTCATTTCCATCAACTGAAATAATTTGATATTTTAAACGAGTTGAATTTTCTGGTTCTACGTCTTTATACACCTTTTTTAATGCTTCTACTTCAACTGAAATTTGTTTTTCTAGTTTACTTGTAGTAAGTTGGAATACTAGTTGTCTTTCTGTTTTTGGTAATGTAAAAGTAAAAATATTTCTTCCTTTTTCAACATCAGATAAATCAACTTCTGTTTCTTTTAATTTTGTCAAGTCTATTTTACCTTTAGTATTTTCACCAAAACTATCGACATAATTAAATTCATAATTTTTACCATATGCTAATATTCTTGCTCCAACAATAAGTGCATTCTTATCACCAATCAATATATCATCTAATTTAATAGATTTATCAACGATTAATGTTTCTAATAATTTGTCTAATACCACACCTTGTTGAATTAAATTAACTGATGTTAAGATATCTTCTTCTTTTGCGGTCATATATTTCATTTCTATCTTACCACTCGACAATGGATTGTCTTCTGTGTAGAAATGCCCCTTTGACGGTAGTTCTATGAACTCCGTAGGGAAGCTAGTTTGTGTCATTGTTACTCCTTTTGTTAAAACCTTTTAAATAACTATATTATTTTTTATTACTAAAAATTTTCTCAGCACCTGCGATACCGAAACAACCTAAAGTAATTATTACAAATGAATTGTAAATGAATTCTTGTATTACTAATTCGTTTCCAAACGCACCAGTAACCATATCAACTATACTTGTTATTGTCATTACTGCGAAAGACATAAAACCAATTATTGATTTTTCATTGTATTCATTTTTATCTTTAAATATTTCACTAAATCCCATTATAATCTCCTATATAATTTTATCTGGGTTTGGGTATAGTAAGTATACTACACTACTACCACTTACTCTAGAAACACCTAAATCATATACAGTATCTGTTTGAAATTCTGTAACGGCTACTGCTTCTCCGTGTTGAGAAGTAAGAACCGAATCTCCGTGGACTGAACCAGATATAAAAAATCCGGTAGAACCTTTTTCTGAACCAGTTGCATAGTAATCTTTTGCTGTTACCTTTACTATTTTACTGAATTTATTCATTATATTCTATCTCCTTAGAATTGTAAGATTGCATAATCATATTTTAGTGTTAATGCAATTTCAACTGGGTCTGATGTTCCGTAATCTAAGGTTCCAAAGTTAGCGGCTTCAATATAAGTTCCTTTTAAAGTCCACTCTTCAACAATGTCTCCGACTGGTCCTAATAGGTTAAATGTAATATCTTTTTTATAGAAGTCAGAATAACCTTGACGACCTGTTACTGATTCGTGATGTTCTCTAACCCATTCCATAACTGCTTGTGAAGCTGAAGGAACTACTGGGTCATATAAAGTAATTTCTAATGGTTGCCATGCACCTTTACCTTTTACATATCGTTTAACATTTATGTGTTCAAGTACAACTTCATCAAATTGAATGGAAGGTCTATTCATTGCTTTAATAGTAAAAGCTGGTATACCTTCAATATACATAATGAACCTATTCTGTGTTTTAGGTTCAAAAGGTGTAAACATAATCTCTGATGGGTCTAATAGTTCAGCCATTATAAATCTCCGTGTTTCATATTCAGTAATAAATATAACAAAACCGAAAAAATGATTAAATATATTTGATTATGTTTTGAAAGTTTTTTGAAAGTTTTATATGATAAAAAAAACCCCACTAAAAAGTGGGGCTTTTTCTTTATTTAACTATTATTCAGGGAATGTAGCACCTGTTGGTTGAACTACGAAGTCTAATACTATAAACTCTGCTGTTCTTGTTGGTTGAATAAATATCTGTCCGATTAAACGATTTCTATCGATTTCATCAGGAGTATTATTTGTATCATCCATAACCACTCTAAATGCACTTAAACCACTATTTGACTGAACATCCTCTAAAAAAGGATTAACAACATTTAAGAAACGATTTCTTGTTGCTGTTGTGTTCTGTTCAAATACTAAGAAACGAGAAGTTGATGCGATAAATTTCTTTAAAGAAATCAATAATCTTCTCACATTTACTCTGTCTAATGCACTTGGTTTTCCTTGTAGAGTCTTCTGTCCAAATACTACTACACCTTGTCCAGGGAAAGTAGCGATTGGGTTAACTCTATTTTCATACAACTTATCTCTCTCACTATGAGTTAGTCTTGTTTGTGCTTCAACAACATCTGTTAAACCACCACGATTTAGACCTGCTGGTGCGAACCATTCAAATGCTACCTCGTCATTGAATGCAATGACACCAGGTAAAACAACTGAAGGTGGTACCCAAGTTGGTCTGTTAGTGTTTTCATCAAGAATTTTTACCCAAGGGTAATAAGTTGCTACAAAGTTTGAATCCAATGAACTTATATTATTTGTTACTGTATCTACTGAATCGTTGTAAAGAGATGCATCAAGAACAAAGAATGTATCTGCTCTATCTTCAACCTTATTGATTGCGTGATTTGTAACGTTTGTATGAGTTCCGTGGATTACACCAGGTAACACTAACATATTGATATCAAACTCATCAGGATTACTTACTGCGTTAATAGCTCTTTTGTAAACAATAGAACCACTATCTGCTGAAGTGTTTAAGTTAAATCCTTGTGTGTTTGAACCTGCAATGTCTGTTCCAGTAGCATAATGAGTTGCTGGGTTTTGTCCGTCAAATCCAAATTGGAAAGGAATTACAAACTTTCTTTGTTCAATAGCTGAATTAGAAAGTGTAATCAATTCTGTTTGGTCTGCGAAAGTTGATGCTACTGATGTAGCTCCGTCAGAACCTAACATATTTTCCAATGACATACTAACATTATTACCATTTATTGTACTCACCTTTGGAATTGGTGATAAGTATTCTCTATTGTCTAGATTACTAAAATCAAATCCATAAAATGCATTTTGGTCAAAGTCTGCTATTGATGAACTTTGGTTTGTTCTAAATGAAGCCGTTGGTATTCTTGTTGAAACTACATTTGTTGAACCAAAAGGAACATTTAGTTTATTAAATCCAAAAGGAACTGCAGTAGTTGGGAAAGTTTCTAAATCTGAAAAATCTCCCACTCTAATGTGTTTACTTTTGTTTGGATAATCACCATAATAAGTTAATTTACCATTTGAGTCAATAGACACGTGTCTATCACCAATTACTCTTGCGAAATAATTAGTTTCACTTGGGTCAAATGTTACATTATCAAATTGTTCCATTACTGAATCATTAGCTGGTCTTGTTGAGTCGTTGTTAAAGTTTACTGAACGCACTTGTAATGAGAAAGTTCCGTAATCAGAACCTGCTACACTACCAGCATCTTTTACATTTAAGATGTTGATTTTGAAGTGTTCATTTACATTACTTCCGTGTGAACGAGTGTAAACTCTAAACAAATTAAACCTAGAACCACCAATATTCTGTGATTGTATGTAAGGTGTTCTTGCATACTGGTAATCAGAATTACCTGTCCAAGTTGCGGCTGTTCCGTCGTCGTTAAACGCTGTTGCTCCGTCTGATAAATTTAGTCCTAGAAGTTCTGTTGAACCTGTAGTGGAAACTAAACTACCTGTTACTTTTGAAAATAAATCACCGTGAAGTGATTTGAAATTCTTGTATATATATACTGGTAAAGTATTGTTCTGTGCATCACTTGGTAAAACTTTATCTATATAGTCTTCACTTCCCGTATTAAATGAGAATGTTTTCTCAAAACTTTGAGCGGAAGTTGAAGATGTAAAGTG